CTACAGTTTCAGCGCGTTCGCGAGCATCGCCGCCACCTCTGCGCGGGTCGCGGTGTCGTTCGGTCGCAGCTTGTCGGCGTTTCCGCTCAGGATGCCAGCGCGGACGGCCTTGTCGAGCGGGTCGATGTACCATGCCTCAGCGTCTAGGTCGGTGTACTTCTTCAGCGCGTCGGGCAGTGGCTTGTCCCCCGTGTAAACGGGGCGCATGACGTCCTGTACCACAGACCAATCGCGGGTGCGGCGAGCGACCACGCCGCCGTTGCCCTGCGAGCCGGATGCGCCGCTGGACGTGTTGCCCTCGATGGTCTGGATGTAGTTCCCCTTGTTCAACTCCACGAAGCCCACGTGGTCGTTCGCGCCGTCGCGCGAGCCGGGCCAGTCGAAGATGACGATATCGCCGGGCTGCGCGCTCATCTTGGACACGATCATCCCAGCGTTTGCGCACGCGTTTCGGAGCGTTGTGCATGACGCCGTGGGCATGCCGGGGACGGTCATCCCCGCTTTGTCGAGCACCCACCACACGAACATGCAACAGTAGGGCACGCCTGAGTTGCCGTAGTACGAGTTGCCCACCTTCTCGGCGAAGGCGCGCCCGTACTTGGTGCCAGCCTGCGGGTCATCCCAGCGGGAGTAGCCGACCTCGCCCGCTGCGATGGACAGCACCTTGTTAGCGCTCGCCATAATCGACCACCTCCACCTCTGCCACGTCTCCTACGTCCGTTGAGTCCTGCGCTTCGATTTGATTCTTCTCTTCGCTGGTAAGCTCTGCCATCTTTTCCGCCTACTTCCGCGCCGTGACGGCGCTGAGTCCGAGAATTGAGCCGAACAGCGTGGTAAGCGCCAGGCACACCTTCGTCACCTCGTCCGCGCACGGAAGCTCCAACATCGCGTAGAACGTGCCGACGGCTGGGATGCCCAGCACGCCCAGCCACTTCAGCACGTCGTAGAGCCACGCGGGGAGCCAATACCTCATGTAGTCCTTGACCTCCACCTCGTCCGGGATGTCCGGCAGCTCCAGCTTGGTGGTGGTGGAGGGGTCTTGCTTCTTAGTCGTAGTCATATGTCCTCCTAGTCTTCAATCGGCAGCTCGCACAGGCGCTTGTACATCGCCGTGCCGCCGCCGTTGCCGCCGTATTCATCGTGGTAGAGGTGGTACATGCGGTCGAGGTCGCGCCGCTCGGCTGGGCGCATAGGCTCGCCCTTGCCGATGTGGACGTGAAACTCGTCTTTAATTCGGTAGTAGAGCAGCAGCTGCAGGACGGAGTGCTCGGCGTCGATGGCTTCTTGCAGCTCGCGCTTGTTCTCCTCACGGTCGCGCTTGGCGTTGCGGATGCCCTGCGCGGCGGCACCGAGCGCGAGCGACACCACCATCAGCAGGACTTGGTATGCCAGGTCTCCCATGTCCACTGGCATCCCTCCCCTCGGGGTCGTTGGTGATAAAAAAAGCCCCCGCCAAGCTGATGACGGGGGCATGCGTTCGTCGCTGGTTGATGCGCTAGGCGTTGTCAGCCGCCAGCATCTCCTCGACCTTCTTCTTCCACAGGCTGGGCACCTTCTCAATCGTCCAAGTGCCTGCGTGGATCATGTTGTAGTAGAGCTTTGCCATTTCTAACTCCTTAAAATCGCTTGCCAGACCCTATGCCTAGCAATTTGTCAAATCGGATACCGCCACGCCCAGCTCGGCTGCGGCGGTCTGGGTATCGGACGCCAGAGCGCCGAGTTCGGCGATTGCGTCGGTGTTGGTGGAGACGGCTGCTCCGAGTTCGGCCACCGCGCCCTCCACGTCCGCGCCGCACCGCTCGGTGGAGTCAACGTAGACCTCCACGCTGGCATCATCGCTTGCGTTGATGACGATGTTCATGGGTCAATCCTTTCTATCCCTTGGCGCTTTCCAGCGCCTCTACACGGACGGTCAAATCAGCCACCATGCCGCCAAGCTCGGCAACAGCCGCCTGCGTGTCGGTGCCGTCGCTGATTGCCTGCGACGCGATGACGCCCAGCTCGGCGGCAGCGCCCTCGGTGTCGGTGGCCCTCTGCTGCGCTGCGTCGGCGGTGTCCTGCGCCGCGTCAGCCGCCTTCTTTGCAACGGCGAGGTTGGTCTCCAGCGCCTTGATGCTCTCGGCGGTCTGGGGGTCGAGGGCACGCGCGGTGTGGAGCGCGATGTAGCCGTCCTCCTGCTTCACGGCGGCAACGACCTTATGGCCGTCCATCGCGGCCACGTCATCGCCCGCGTCGGTGGTGACCTTGAGCGCCTGTCCGTCCAAAGCGACCGCCGTGGCGAGGTCGGTGTCGAGGATGAAGCACGCGGAATCGCCGTCGATCGCGTAGCTGATGAGCGTGAGTTGGTTTAGTTTCATGGTTGCTCCTTTCGGATGGTGGAGGTATTCGGTTGGTGGAGGTGGAGGTGCTAGCGGTAGCCGACAACGTGGATAATGTCAGCATATTGCCCATCGAGCACGATTGAGAATCCATTGATAACGTCGTTCTTGATGGTTACGGTGACGTTGCCGTAGTCTTCTTGAATGGTCGCGGTCGCTCCGACTTTCGCTTGCAGCGTCATTCTGCTGATTTTATAATTGCCCATTCCAATCATGCAACGGACGTCCACATCGAACCGCTGAAAGTCGCTCAAGTTGCCGTAGCGCGAGACATTGCTAGACGCGTTGCTGCCGTCCGCTAGCAACGTCTCAGGGAGATACCCCCCCCCATCAGCTTCTCGACCACCGCTTTTAGGTTCGCCGCGCTGATAGGTTGCTCAGATGAGATTGCCATTTGGCACCTCCGGTTTATTTGGTTTGGTTTGGTTGGTTAGAGTTTGAAGCCAATGGCGGCAACGAAGTAGTAATCGCTGCTAGACCCGCTGCCCTTGAACGTGAGCTGCGTGCCGTTGGTAACGGTGACTTCCACGCCAGTGTTTGTGTATTTGATATCTTTCTTGCCGCGATGAAATGCGAAGAACGTGTTGTCGTGGCCGCCCTTGCTCGTTCTTTGACAAATGTTGAAGAATGCGATGAAATCGTAGTTCTCGATGCTGTCGGAGAGCGTCCCGCTGAAATTGCGGCCGGCGTTGCTCGGGGCTTCGATTAGTAGCTTAGCTTTCAGGAGCGACCCCCCCGTCAGCCCATCGAGCGCCGCCTTGAGGTTGCCAGCGCTGATTGGCTGGTCGGAATTGATAGACATGGTGGATACCTCCGTTATCTTGGTGGATGACTTAATTCCTATAATCGCGGCGATTTTGGAGCCAGCGCCGCCGTAACGGTTGTTACTGAATATCTTCCATCTACCGTCTGGCAACAGCGTGAACTTGTATCCGCCGTCATTGATGTTGTACCTCCATTGGTAGTAGCCGTCCTTCATATCTGATTTGAGGACAAGCTCGCTTCCGATGGTTGCGTCTGCAGGCACGATGACGATGGCTCTGTACCCCTCCATATCAATCGTCACGGTACTGCTTGTGCCGCTCGTAATTGTGCCGGAGGTGTTGTTCTTCACACCGTAGTAGAGCACTCTAGCTTCTGGGATACCCCCCCCCACTTATTTTCAGCCGCTTGCATGGCTGCCTTGAGGTTGGAGGTGGAGATTGGTTGGTCTGGTGCGATTGGCATGTGCTCGCTCCTATCTGTAACCTATGACCCTGTGTATATGCAGCTGGTCGTACTCTTTCGAGCTGCTCGAATAGGTCGAGTGGTAGACCCGCTTACCATCGATACTCGCGACCCAACCATCCGCAGGGTTGTAACCGTTGATGAATATCGCGCAGCCGTCCCCCTCAGGCATGCTCACGTCCTGCGAGAGGAAGTAGAACGGGTCTGGGTCTTTGCCCGTCCGCTTCGTGGAGATCGAGAAGAACACGCGGATGAACTTGAAGTTTTTAACGTCCTCGCTCAGCGTGACGTCTGGGGAGCCTGTCTCATCGTGGTAAAGCTCCTTTGCTATGAGCACCCCCCCCGCCACGATTAAAGACTGCTTTAAGATTAGCCGCGCTAATCGGCTGCGCGTCTGACACTGCCATTTGATATCTCCTTTACGCTGTTCGCTTCCAGATGTACACGGATAGATAAGGCGGCATGTTGTTGTGGGGTTGGTCTCCACCAACGCTATCCGTACTCTGATATTCCGAACTGTTAAGCTTGCCGAATGAGATTGTGCTCGAATCAGAATCTTGAAACGAATAGCCTCTAATCGTATGGCTGTGGCTCGGCATCTCATCCACCGTCAGCTTATGCGTCTCCTCGCCGCCAGTGCTGCCAGCTGCATGCTTGGAATCAGCCGCGAAAAGGAACCTGCCCTGAATCTGCTGCCACGTGCCGCCGAACAAGGTGGAGGGGTTGGTGGAGTTCACGCTCATGTAGATGCTGCCCACGGGGTACATGCTATTTATGAGACCCCCCCCCGCTATCTTTTGCAAAAATAGCCTTCAAGTTCCCGATCGATACGGGCTGGTCATCACTGATTGGCATATGCGTCCTCCTAGATGATTCCTACAACTCTGATAACATTCACGCCGCTTGACTTGAATCCAGCACGATTGAATGTGATATGCGTGGTAGTGATGCCGGTCGCGTCTATCTTCACATCTCCGCTGGTAAACGGCACCTCGACAACGTAGTAGTGGTAAGTTTTGCTCGATATTTTATTTGCGTAGCTGATGCGGGCTATCCTGCATCCGCTCGCGTTGTACGTGCCCTCGCTCGCTCCATCCGCGTTGTAGAAAAGCTGCTTTTCCTGCGGGGTCGTTTTCTTGAGGTTGTTAATCGCGGTCGTAATCTGCGAACTCGTCCACGTCTTCGCCGAGTCGATTTGGCTTGTCACCCATGTTTTGAGGTTGTCTGTCAGCGCCTTGACGTTGGCAGAGCTGGTCGGCTCGTCACCCTGAATCGCCATAACCTCCACCTCCTTATTTGAGACCTAGGTAGGTCAGAAGCTCGTCATTGCTTGGGAAATTGAACACGGCCTTGCGCACACCGTCTATCGTGGTCTGCCCCGTGCCGCCGTGCGCCACGTCAAGCGCCGCTAGCGTGTTGCCCAAGCCCATCGCGTTGCGGTGAGCGGCGGGGTCGCTGATATGCTGTGGCTGGACGGATTTCTGCATCAGCTTGGCGGGGCCGACCGATGAATTGGCCAGCTTATCCGTTGTGACCGCGCCGCTCTCAAGCTTGGCGGTGGAGACGGCGCCAGCCACCAGCTCGGCGGTGCCCACGCTGCCGTCTGCCATCTTGTCAGCCGTGACGCTATTCGCCGCGAGTTTCGCGCTGGTGATACCGCCGTCCTTGACCTGCAATTGCTGGCTCGCATTTCGCGAGATCGTGGTGCCGTCAACCTTGACCTCGGCTTGCGCGATCAACTCGTTGACCTTTTCATCCGTGCCGTCATACGATACGAAGCCGCCAGTTGCGTCAACGATCGCGGCGTGCTTGAGCTGCAGACCGCCGTCCTTGACGCTGAGACGGTTGTCTTTGTTGGTAATCGTGATTTCGTCAGCAGATGGAACCACGTACGGCGCGAACTCCGCCGTGACATTCACATCGTTGCCAACGTACGTCACCACATCGATGAGCTTTTCGATAGCCGTGGCTCCACCGCCAGCGGGGATGGTCTCGGCGCTCTCCCCGGTGTTTCCGTAGCTATACAGGATTTCGCCGAGGTCGGGGTCTTTGGCATATAGACCCAGCTCGCGCCATTCGAAGTCCTGCGATTGTTCGCTGTTGTCGTACCTGCCGCCTACCACCGCCGCGCCGTTGCCCGTCACCTCGCACTTGGTGATTTCCATGGTCGCTTTAGGAGACACAACGGCGGTCATGTGCTCGGGCACTTGGCTGGATGGCATGTAGCCGTCACCCATGACGATGCGCGTGAACGTGATGCTGCCCTTGCTCGCCATGACCTTGGCGATTAGCAGGCTGCCAGCGTCCGTGATTGCGTTGACGTCAAATCCGCTCAAATCTCCACCTCCTTTTACTTGTGGTTGCTATAACCGAGGTCGATGGTGTCCGCGCTCGTGATGCGCGTGGAGATTCCCACGTGCGCGACCTGCGACCCCATCAGTCCAATTTCGATGCCGTCCAGCACGCTCGACTTGCGCTTGACCTTCTCGAGCATGGTTAGGAACAGGTCGAGGTTCTCCGCGACCGCGCTCGGGTCTGTTGTATAGACCTTGAAGTGGTGCGGCAGACCGCCGTACTCCGTCCATTCGCGCACCTTGCCCGTGCCGAAGTAGGACGCGACCACGCTCTCGACCGCCGCGACCGTGCCGAGCCGCATGTGTACCAGGTCGCTGTTGCGGATGAGGTCGCGCTTGGTTGCGATGCTCGCGCCGTCCTCCCACCACTGGATGTCGAGCGCCCACGCAAGCTCATCGAGCGCGGACTCCGGCAGCACGTCCAGCGCGTCCCAGATGGTCAGGCTCGCCAGCTGCGGGGCGGCGCGGGTTATGGAATCGTCCACACCCTGCGCCAGCGCTATGTCCGCTTCGTCCGCCTGCATCCATGACGGCAGCAGCCGCCGCATCTCTAGATCGCTGAGCCGCATCACGACCACCCCGCCGTGCGCTCGACCGTGTGCGTGGCTTTAGTTGTGCCGTTCCAATGCGCTACCTGCGTGGTGCCGACCGCCGTGTGGACGGGCTGCTTAACGTCGCAGCGCAACGCTCCCGCCTGCATGACGTACGTCTTGAGCACATCGGGATTGATGGCGCGACCAAGCACCTCGCACTGCTCGGACTTGTAGCGCTCGATGGCGCCGCCAGCCCCCTCCACCGCTTGTACCACGGTGGCTTCGTCCTCCACGGTGGTGGTATAGGAGAGCTGGATTCCGTAGTCCACGTAGGTCGGCTTCTCCACCGTCACCACATCGGTCATGGGGCGCACCGTGCGGTCGTTGACAGCGTTTGCTACCTGCTCCACCACGTCATCATCGGGCTGCCTGCCGCCCTCCATGAGCGGGACTACCTTGACTCGCCCGTCCATACGGCGCTGCACCGCGACCTCCACTGTGCTTTGAGACGCGAGGGAACCCGTAAGCGTGATGTCTAGCAGTGAATCTGCGTAGACGTACGTGAAGTCCGTGGCCCTGCCGTTGACGGTCAAAAGCTCGTCAGGCTCCAGCAGGTCTCCACCTATGTACACGTGGTTGTTCACCGGCTTGCACGTCTTTGTGTCGGTGTAGGTCTCTGAGAAAACAGCCACGTCCACGATGTCGGCGTTGGCGCTCATCGCGTGGTAGCGGTACGCCTGCTCGGGGCCAGCGGTGGAGAGCCTGTTCGGTGCCAGCTTGATGCGCTCGCGGTAGCGGTCATCGCCGTCCGTTGTGTAAGGCTCGCCGTCATCGCCGCCGCTCGTCACGGTCATGTTCTGCACGGCCTTGACGTAGGGCTGGAGGTCTACCAGCGTAGCCACATCTCCAACGAGGATGCCGTTGCCGACCTCGCCCGCCGTCTCGCATTCGGCGGGAGCGGTTCCCGTGAGCTGCCCCGCGTTTATGACGCATGCCGCCGTGGTTCTGAAATAGATCGTGCCGTCCGTGGTGACGCGCGTCATCGCGGGGATGGTGATAGCTCCAGTTTGCGCGGCACTCAGCGTGAACTTGAGCGTTGTGGTCGCTGGCGTAGCCGCGATGCGCTCCACGCCAAGGCGCTCGCCAAGCGCGTCAAGCACCTTGCCGCGAGCGTAGCGCAGGAATGTCTGGCGCGATGCGTCATTGGCCTTCGCTAGGTACGTTGCCAGAACCGCCACCAGCGCTTCGCCGAAGATTCGGCGTTCGTCACCGGGGTAGAGCGCTTCGCTAACGCCTTGCTCCAGATTGACCAGCACATCGCTGTAGATGGTGGAGGTATCCACGTCCACGAGATTGATTTCGTCTGCCATGCGAAACCTCCTTAGTCTGAGATTGAAAGCGTGACGGCGTTGTCCCCGTCCATTCCATCGGTCAGCACATCGAGCGTCACGTCATCGACTACAACGCGCGGCTCGTAAGATTCGACCACCCACTGCGCGTCAGGCCGCACCCTCCACCTCTCCGTGGATGGCAGGTCTATGAGCGCACGGTCGATGCCCTTGGCACGCGCGTACGGCACCTCGCCGCGCACGATGCGGACTAGGTTCAACGCGCACACCTGCGGCCTTCCGTTACCGGTTGAAAGCATGCTCATCACATCCCCGCGTTGGTCGGAATCTTGCCAGCCGCCTGAGAGGTGGAGGGGCCTACGCTCACGGCGCTGGTCGCGGTCTGCTCGAAGATGCCGGGCTTGAGTTCGGTTGCCGCGCCCTTCTGGGCTTTAAGTCCAGATGCTTCTTGGGCGTATTCCTCAAACTTGAGCGAAATCTTGCACTCTTGGAAATTGCCCGAGCCGTCCATGATGATGTCGCTGCAATCGGCGCTGGTCAGCAGGAACAAATCGCCTAGGAACTTGCGACCGCCCAGATAGAACGGCGCGTACGTGCCGACCAACCTCCGCCATGCACCATACACGGAGCGCGGGTCTTCTCCCGTGGCACCGCGATTGACGGTGTAGTCCACATCGATGGTCATGAGGTCGAAGGCCACCGTCTGCGTTGCCGGCTCGCCCTCTTTCTCCTCGTTGCGCTCGACCGACACGGAGCGCTTGGCGGCTATTGATTCGAGCGGTTTTATCTGGTCGGGCGAAATCTCCCACCGTATGCCCGACCATTCGGCTTGCACGCCCATGGCGGCACCTCCCGATTTCTAAAACGAAGCGATATAGGCGTTTCAGAACGTTTTAATTGCGTTTTTCGCAGTTTTTTGCCCTGAAACGCGATTAAACCGCTGATTTCGGTTGTTTTGGTTGCGTTTAATGCGGCGTGCCGGTCTCGCCGTGGACGCCCGAGTGCGTGTGTCCCTTGAAGCTCACTCCGCCGATCGTCACGTCCGTGGGGACGCTCGCCGACCACTCGCCGTCCGCTCGGCACAGGACGATTCCCGTGCCGTCCGCGAACTTGGCGCACACCACCTCATCGCCGACGTTGAGCGGGCACATGCCGCCGCGCATCGAGAAGTGGAGGGGGAACGGTCGCGTGACCACGCCATCGGCCACCAGCGGCAGGACGCTCGCGGTCGAGCCGTCCAGCGTGGATACGCGAGCCTTGAAGATGGGCGGGATTTCTGCCATATCAGTACCCTTCCAATGGTTTAGTGAGCCAAATCTTGCAGCGGCTGTCGTAGTAGTCGTGCCGCATCGCTTTGACGAATGCCTTGCCGTCCCAGCTCGCCGCCTTGTCGGCGTGGAGGGTCAGCACGGAGCCAGCCGCATATTGCCTGAGCATGCTATCCGTGCGTATGGTCATCTCCACCGCATCGCGGTTGGCTTCGCGGAGCAGACCCTTGGCGAATCTGGACGCTTCCGCAACGTTGCTAATCCGTCCCTGGATGACACGGTTAAGGCTCTTACCTTGTCCAACCGTGAAGGTGGAGGTGGTGGAGCCGTCCGTGACGGTGCATGAACCGTAAGCGAGGTTGCTGTCATCGCGGAACGTGTAATCAAGTCCCGCGCGTATCTCCACCTCGCCGTTCGATTCCTGCGATTCCATCCACGGTGCGCTGTAAGCGATGAGCTTGCCGTCGAAGATGATGAGCGCGGCGCTCTCAAGCGTTAAGCGCCTGTTCAAAAACGCCAAATCGCTCTCGTTGTCCTGTTCAACGTAGGCGTACTCTGGATTGTCCAGTCCGTAGCTCTCCCACTCCATGCCGTTAGTCCGCGCTATCTCGCTGACCAGTTGCAGCAGACGGACGCGCTGCCACGATCTGTTGCGGCGCTCGCGCATCGACTGCGGCGCGGGGTACGCCGTGACCTGCATCTGGCTTGACTTAGGCGTGACGTGCGCGATGTACATCTTGCCAGTGCGGGCGGCACCGTCCTTAATCTCGATGGTGTCACCCGCCTTGGGGTTCCACTTGTCCCATGTGCCGTTAATGTCTCCGAAGTCCACTTGCAGGCTGTCCATCGCGCCATATGCTCGCATGTCGTGCCAGCAGCGGCCTACGCTAATCTCCGGATAGATGTCCACGCCCTCGTATATGACCTGCATAGGCTATCGCCGCCAAGGTGGCAGCGTGTCGGGAGTCTCCACCGTCTCCACCAGCGGCAGGCGGATGGTCTCGCCGCCATCGAAGAGCAGCACGTCTATGTAGTCGGGGTTCTCCTGCGCGATGACGTGAGCCATCGTCTCGGTGCCGTAGGCTTGCGCCGCCAAGAGGTCGAATGAATCCCCTTGCCTGCACACGTAGGCCTTGTAGCCCTTGACCTCCACCTTGCGATTAGACATAGGCAGCCTCCTCGCGCCGCGCGAGCGCATCCATAACAAAGTCCATGAAATCGCCCTCGCACTGCATGATCGCGGCCACGATGTCATCCTTGCTCGCGTTGCCGCGAACTATCACGTTCGGCGAGAACGTCATACCGCTGAGGTCGTAGCTGACGGAACCTCCACCGCCACCAGAGGAGGTGGAGGAAGAGCCACCGGAGCGAGCGCCGAGCATATGTCCCGCCATCGCCCAGTACCTGAGGTTTTGCGCACGGTAGGCGGGGTTAAACGAAATGACCGCTTCGGTTGGGTAGCGCGGGTCTTCGCCGGCGATGGACGGGCCAGCCGTGAATCCGCCGGTTGCGAAGCCAAGCAGGCCGCCGATGCCTCCGATGATGCTTCCGCCGATTTCCGCGAGCTTCGCGGCAGCTCGTCCAGCAAGGCTGATGATGGAGCCGAGAGCGCCCAACACCGGCTGTATCGCGTTGAACAGGCCGATGAAGAAGCTGGCAGCGGACTGGATGGGGCCGTACATGGACGCTATAGCGCTGTTGACGGCTGGCATGACCTGGCTTGCAACCGTTGTGAAGATGCCTCGCACGCTGTTCACTACGCCGAGCACGCCGTTGAAAGCTCCTATCAGCCCCATGACGATAGGCAGCACCGCCTGGATCACGGGCGTGAGGAACTGAACAGCGCTCGTGAGCATGGGGAGCACGGCAGATGCGATGTTCGCGATGACGGAGGCTATAGGCGTGATGTAGTTGATGAGCGGAGGAAGTATCGCGGTGGCTATCGCCGAAATCAACGGGATGATGTTCGATATGGCCGAGAATAGCGGGGGCAGAACCGCATTAGCCAGATTCGTAAGAGGAGGTCCCACGGCTTCTATGACCGGCTTAATGGATTCCATCGCGCTGGACAAGGCCGACATGACGCCGCCGGCGTCGATGTTCGGGAGCTGTATTCCGAGAGACCCGAGCGCCGACACGGCCATGTTCCAAGCCCCCGCGAGCGCTTCGGATAGCACGGGCGCTATCTTGGAAGCAGCCCCGGCGAGCATATCCGGAAGCGATTCCATCATCTGCCCCGCGATCTGGTTGATGCGCGGCAGAACGTTCTTCGCCACGTTGTCTATGGACTTCACGAGGTTGTCGGTCAGCTGGGACATGTCGGCGTCCTCGTTGCCAAGACCAGTGAGCCAGTTGCTCCACGCCGCCTTCATCGAGTTCACGGAACCCTCGATGGTCGTAGCCGCCTCGTCTGCGGTGGCACCCGTGATTCCAAGGTTCTCCTGAACCGCGTGGATAGCCTTGATGACGTCACCGAAATTCTCGGGGTCGAGCGCTTCGCCCGTAAGCTTCGAAGCGTCAGCGACAAGCTTCTCCATCTCCTCCTTCGTGCCGCCGTAGCCGAGGCGCAAGTTGTCCAGCATCGCGTACGAGCCGCGCATGAGCGATTGGTACGTCGCCTGCACGGTCTCGATGTCGGTGCCCATGCGGTTGGCGTTGTCGGACATGTCCTTGATTGCCATATCTGCACGGTCAACCGCCGCATGCGTATCACCGCCGAGCGACTTCATGAGCGACGCGGAGAAGGACGTCACCTGGTCGAGGTATGCGTTTGACGAGATGCCTGCGGTTGCGTACGCATCGTCCGCGAGCCCTTGGATATACGGGTAGATCTCGTCACCCATGATGGCCTTGACGCCGCCCGACAACTGCTCGAAGCTCGCGTAGCTCTTTAAAGAAGCGGTGCCTATCGCGGCGGCGGCGGATGCTGCCGCTCCGGCTACGGCGGTTGCCGCCTGTGCCGTGACCTTCAGCGCCGCCCCACCCATGTTCATCAGCCGCTTGTTTGCCGAGCTGGTCATCTTCTCGGCTTTGTTGAGAGCAGCGCTAACGGACGGATCCATCTTTCCGAGCAGCTTGATGGTGGCTTGCAGCTCCCTGCCCTTGCCCATCTCGTCCACCCCCTATGCTGTTATCAATGTCGGCGGCGCGGAGACCTGAACTTTTGCCGCGATTGCTCCGCCTTAATCTTCTTTTCGATTTGCTTCTGCTCCTCCTCGGCGTCCTCCACCGCTTCTGATAGCTCGCGGAAGAAGTCGAGCATTCCCATCTGCCTTATTTCGCGGGGGCTTTCGTTGAAGCATTTTGCGTAGGCTCGGACTCCTCGCCTGACTGATCTAGCGTCAGGCCCTCCAAGGCGCCCAAGGTAAAAAAACGTCCAGCCGCCGACATGGCCATCGCATCTTTAAGGCACAGACGGTCGAGGTCGGTGGAGTCGAGCGATTGGTCGGCTGCCATGGCCGCTTGGTAAGCGACCTGCAGATGCAGCGCCGAATCGTTCTCTGACATGATGATGCCGATGTTGCCCTTGTGGCACTTGGCCGCCGCATCGGTGGCAGCCAAGAAGCCCTCCACCGTCACCGAATCAAAGTCGAGGTCGATGTGGTCGCGCTCGGCGCCGTTGACGGCCAGGGGCTTGGACAATTTGACTGTTTGCACGATTAGCTCCTTAAAAAAGGAGGGGCGTCCCGAACAAGTGAGACGCCCCAGATGGTCTATGAGGTGGTGGAGGGATTAGAGCAGCTCCACCACTGCGCTGCCGTAGTCCGTGCCGTTCGCGCGGAAGATGTCGTTGAGCTGGTCGATGAGGAACATCTCCTCGCCGTCCACGAACAGCTGGTAGCGGGTGACGCCAAGCGTCAGCTCGTTTTCCTGTGCGCTGCCGACCTCCACGGATAGACCTGGGATGGTCTTGGGAGTGGCGCGCATGAACGCCTTGCAGCCGACCGTGCGCGAGGTGCCATCGTTGGATAGCACGTCCTGCGCCCAGCGCACCTCCACGTTGTGCGTTCCGAAGGCCACGGCCTTCTTCATACCTGCGTCGGGGCCAGCGAGGGTCACGGTAGCCTCCATCGCCTCCACCTGCGCGGGGATGGGGATCTCCACCGTGCCGCCAGCCTTGAGCTCGGAGGTAACGGGGGTGACCTCGGGCAGGGTCACGGTGGCGTTCTTCGCGACCAGAGCACCGTCCACGTAGACGGTGTTGGCAGCGACAGCGCCTACGATGTCGAGCCATGCCATTATGCTTCACCTCCGAAATAAGCGGAAAAGCCTTCGTCCGTGTAGGAGACGTAGGCCGTGGCGGACTTGAGCGGCGGGGTCGGCGTGACCTGCATGTCCCAACGGAAATCGCCGTTCATGAGGTTGCTCACGGGGTTCTCGGCTTCCTCGAAGTAGATTTTCGGCTTGCCGATGAGTGCGCCGACCGTCACGTAGGCGTCCAGCTTCTCCTGCTCGCGGTTCACGATGCGGTCTTTGAGTGCGCGGGTCATGGGGCCATCGATCTCGGGAGACCATTCCGCCTGGAATCCGTTGGTGATGTGCATGAGCATGCGCATCGAGGTCGCGAAGATGGCGCGGGCGTCCATGGTGGGGTCATCGAAAGCGTAGGCTGCGGTGTGGCTGCCCCACAAGACCCACTCCCCCGCCCAGCCGACCACGGTGGTGATGCCGTGCTCGTTCAGGCTATTCGCCGTCTGCTGGTCAAATCCGCGGTTCTTGGAGTTGTCCCCAAAGAACTGTTTGACCACGGGAACGGCCTTGTTGGAGCAGGATTCGAACGGCACGCCCTTGTGCTCTTGGTCGATTTGCTGGGATGCGGCAACGACCAGAGAAGACAGATGGAAGCGGCGGTCGGACTTGTCCACGGCCATGGGCCAGCAGACGATGGAGCGCTCGGAATCGAATCCGTTCTTGGCCTTCCAGTCCTGCGCCTTCGCGATGGTGTCCACTGCCTGCTTGGACGAATCGACCACGGGAAGGTCAGCCACTACCATGGCGTCCCAGTGGCCGTTGATTTTCTGCGCGGCGGACACGAGCGCTGCGTACACGTCCTTGTCCTGAGACCAGCCGGGCGCGGCGATGAGGTTGGGCACCACGAACAGGTTCTGGTAGACCAGACGCAGAGCCGCGATGCCGCTGTACTCGCCGGTCTCGGACGCCATGCCGATGACATCGGCGGAATCAACGGTGGAGCCGTCCATCTCGGTGTAAGTCACCTTGATGTTGCCGTCAGCGATGGTATCGCCGACCTTGCTGATGACGACCGTCTGCGCCGTGGCGTTGTAGAGGTAGTCCACGGTGTAGTCCGTGCCCTCGTTGTACGTGGTTGAGCCAGCCTCGTTCTTAACCTTGAGCGTGTCGAGCACGATGGTGTCGCTCGTGAAGCTCGCGCGACCCTTGGCCATGGCGATGGTCTTCTCGGTCTCGGGAGACTTCTTGTGCTGCGCGGGGTCGAGCACGTTGATGACGTAGATCGGGCCTACGCCGTCTCCACCGTTGTCAAAATGCGCGGCGATGGCTTCGCATAGCGTGTAGCTCGCGAAATCTTGGCTGTAGCCGACCTTGGCCTTGGCGTCGGCCAGCGAGGTAATCTTGACGGGGTTGTTCACCACGTCCTTACCAGCGTAGCCGCGCACCAGACCCACGGGCGCAGTGCCGATGTAGACCGGCACCGTCTCGGACGTGACGGTCTTCTTGACGATGCTCGCATCGATGTGGCCGTAGGCTCCGTGCAGATAGGTATCTGCCATTTGCGCACCTCCTTGTGCGTGTATATATGTTTACAAATAGTCTTGATAATCGATATTCTCGGCGGTCGCTTGCTGCACTGCCACGTCCACCCAACTAAACCAGTAGGGATATAGGTCGAGGATTGCGCCCTGCTCGGAGTATGGCCCGAAGTTGATAGGCTCGCCGCGCACGGGGGTCACGCCCTCGCCGTAGGCGGCATGCGTCCGTAGCTCTCGGAGCAGCGTGTCCATGAAGTTCCACGCGTCCTGCCAGCACTCGTCATAGCGCGGCGCGAAGTCCCTGTCCTCTCCGCGGACGTATCCGACCTCGGACGGATGCCACACGTCGCGCCCGTGGATGCCGGGGTTCCACACGCCCAAGTGCAGGCGGATGTGGAGGGTCTGCCGCATGTTCGCGGCGTCTTCTTCCCCGTCCAGCACTTGTACCATGATGCCCGGATGCGTTGTCTCCACCTGGGGTGGCAGCTGGGCGCGGTCGGCGGGCCAGTACATCCCTAGGACAGCTGGATGCACGAGCCTGTAGTCGTAGCCGTCCGCGCTCTGCTGCATGGCGGGATTGGTGGAGTTGTCGGGCGGGGCCTTGAGGGTGACCTTGGGACACACCTCGGTCTTGAGCCAGTCCATCAACGTGTTGACCGTCTGCACCACGCTCATGTCTCCACCACTCCTTTACTCGTAACGGATGAGGCCGATTGCGGTCAGCCCCATGTCCTCGCGGTAGCTGGATACGCCGTACGCGATGCCGTCCACCACCATGTTGCCGCCCACGGGAGTGCGCCGTTGGAGCTGGTCGCTCTTGACGTACAGCACATGCGTGGCGGCGGGGATGCCCATATCGCGGTCTCCGTCATCGCGCTCGGATTCGTCCAGCACACCGACCATCTCGATGCCGTCAACGGTCAGGACGTCCGCGAACTCATCCATGTCTAAAAAGACCTCGGCAAGGTCGCGGTACACGTCCAGCTTGAACGACATCGCGCTACACCGCCTTGATGGCGGCGATGATCTCGGCCTTGCGGGATTTCGCTTCTACCTCGATGCCGTTGGCTTCGGCGTAAGCGATTAGCTCGGCCTTTGTCATGTCTTCGAGGTCGATGGCTTCCTCCACCTGCTCGGGCGCTTCCTCCACCTCATCTGTGGTGGTGGAGGGGGTGGAGGGTTCCGCGCTCACGAATTCCGCGATGCGGTCTACCTCCACCAGCCTGCGCTCTAGGTCGGGGTCGCATTCGAGCGTCTCGCCGGCCTTATAGGGCACGCGGAATCGACCATCGTAGTAGATGAACGTGCCCTTGATGATGCGCACCATATGCACGCACCTCCTTTACTAGGCCAGCAGGCTCGTGGCGCTGATGAAGGGGTTCTTGTTGACGGGCACCAGCAGCGGGCGCGCGGTAAGGGTCAGCGTGCGGACGCCGCCCTCGGCGCTGGAGATGTACTGCGGGACGCGGGAGCCGGTGTAGGTGTGGAACTCGCCGTCTGCCTGCTCGACCTGGGAAACAGCGCCGTAGAGCGTGGTGCCAGCGCCGGGGGCGGTCATGACACCGGTGCCCTTGGCGATGTACTGGGCGACCTTGCCCTTATCGTTGGTGTAGGTCTTGTTGTAGCTGATGATGTTGATCATCTGGCCGTAGATGTTGAGGACGGCCACGGTCGCGGCGCTCGGGTCATCAAAGCTGGGAGCGACGTTGCCCATCTCGAAGCGGCGGATGTCGAGCAGCTTCTGCACCTGCGCGTTGTTGATGATGGCGGCGGCCACATCGGGGCTGCACACGAAGTCAGTGGCGGGCAGGCCCTTGGAGGTCAGCGCGTCCGCCATGGATGCGAGGTCATCGATGATGGTGGCGTCGGAAGCGCCCCACTTCTTGGTGAAGGTCATGGTCGCGGGGTTGGTGGATTCGTCATAGAAATGGATCTCGGAATCGATGGTGTTGGTCGCGTCATCGCCGATGGCCTTCATGACGCAGCCGTTGGTGGTCATGACCTCGGCGGCCATGGCTTCCTCGCGGCGCGTGATGGCGTGGTCGAGCTCGGTGAGGTCGCGGACGGCCAGCACCTGGGCGCGCTGCTCGGGGGTGAGGTCGCCGTAGATGGACTCGCCGAAGCCGCGCTTGGTGATGTCATCGATGGAGACGGGGCGCTTCGGCGCGACCTTGGCGGGCATGAAGGACTTCATCTGCTCGCCCTCGCGGGTCAAAGTGACGCCGCCCTTGCGGGGAGCGACGAAGGGGGCCAGTCGCATATCGCCGTCTCGGTACTCGACCAAGACGGACTCGGATGCGAAGTTGGAGCCTGCGGTCGCGGGGAAGTAGCGGTCGCGCAGGAAGGAATGGGCGGGGTCGATGCCCTGCACCGCCATGAGCAGGCGTGTGGTGCTGTAAACGTCAAGTGCCATGTTGCACTCTCCTTTCGTTTATTGATTAAAAAACGTCCTCGGTCTGGATGCCGGACTTGCGCAGGTACTCGATGTCGGCTGCGGCGAGCTGGTAAGTGCCGTCCGTGATGAGCTTGTTGCGCGCGAAGCAGCCGGTCTTGTAGGCTTCGGCGGTCTGGGCTGCGGCGCCGGTCTTGACGTCCTCGGCAAGGATGTACACGACCTCGTTGGTCAGCGCTGCGGCAACGGCGTCGCAGTCACCGCCAGCGGCGGCGGCGCACACGACGGTGCCGCGCTTGAGGGTCTTGTTGGCCGCGACCTTGATGGTGGAGGTCAGCGGCGCGGGCTCGGTGCCAACGACAAGGCCGTCGTAATTGTGGGTGCCGACAACGGAATCAATTCGTGTAGCTGCCATGGTTAAGCTCCAATCTTCTTGACGTATGCGATGGCATCGGCGACCTCAGCCTTCGCCTTGGCTTCCTCGTCCTCTTCCTCGGACGGCTCGGGTGCGGCGGGAACGTCCTCCGCGCCGCTATCGTCCTCGTCCTCCTTGGCGTCAGCCACGTAGGCCGCGCGCGCCTGGGCGTCGCGCTGCATGGCGGCGAGGGCGAGCTGTGCTGCGTCCATGGGGTTGGCGTACTTGGCGTCCTCCACCATGTCGGCGGGGACGGACGCGGCGATGCCGTCGATGGCGGCGATGCGCTCGCGCTCTGCGGTGGCCGCTGCGTTCTCGACCTCGCGGATGAGGTCGGGACGCTCGGCGCGCAGGTTGTCGAGGGTCAGGGATTCATAATCCATGTCCTCTCCTTCCTTTTCTGCCGCCTGTGGCGGCGCTGCTGAAATATGTGCATCGGCGGCGGCGGGATTGTCCCCCTCCACCTCCGTTGTCACCTTGTCTGTGTCGGGCCTGCCTGCCTTCATGGCCGCTGCGATTCGAGCGGTCGGCAGGTTGTGGAATGCGCTCACGTCATGGTGCAGGCCGTTGGTCACGATGCCCTCGCCGTCCTCGTCCACCTCGGTGGTGGAGGTAGAGGACTCGTCCAGCGTATCGGCGAATCCAGCATCCACGATCTCGTCTCCGATGAGCCACGTCTCGGCTTCGACAAGCTCGGAAAGCTCGGCGATGTCGCGGCCCGTCTTGGCGGCGTACACGTTGACGATGGACTTGTTGCATGCGTCAATCTGGCTGCACATGGTGGTGAGGTCGGCGCTGTTGTAGTAGCCGAACAGGAACGCGGCGGCGCTGTGAACCATGAAGATGGATCCGGGCATGACCACGACCTCGTCACCCGCGCACGCGATGACGGATGCGGCGGATGCGGCGATTCCCTCCACCTTCACGGTGATGGTGGCGGGAAGCGCTTTCAGGACGTTGTGGATTGCCAGACCAGCGAAGAGGTCTCCACCGCAGCTGTTGAGGTGGACGGTGATGTGGCTCGCGTCCTTGATGGAGTCCAGCTTCTCGTTGAATTCTTGGACGCTGATATAGACACCATCGAGTGATTCGCCAGACCAGTAGTCCTTAGGCGATTCCTCCATCACCTCGCCGTAGAGGGTTATCTCGGCTTCGCCGTTGCCCAAGTCCGCCACGTTGAACACGGGCGTGATGGGCTTGGCTTTATTCGGTTGGAACAGTCTGGGCATGCTCGCCCTCCTTTGTTAAATCAGTGGTTGGGACGGAGTCCGCGAGCGCTTGGTTCTCTCGCGCCAGACGCCGCACGTTTGAATCCCAATCGCTTCCGTTGATGCGCACCGCCGCCGCTTCGCGCGTGGTAATGCCCGCTTCGATGGCGGACAGCTCGGCGTTTATCTCCTTGGTCGGGTCGAGTTGTCCTGCGGACGGGCCAATCCATTCGCATGCGGTGTACGCGCGGCGGATGAGTGGGTCTGCGAAAAAGCCCGGCGCGGAGATTCGACCAGATGCCACGGCTTCGGTCAGGAACAGCTCCCACACGGGCTGGCAGAAGTCGGAGACAAGCCAGCTGCGCCGCATCTTGAAGCCCTTCCACGCTTCCATGAGCGCGGCACGGCTCGCCGAGTAGGACGAATTGAAGCTCTTTAGCAGCAGGTCAGCGGGAATCTCCACCGCCGCGCCTATCTGCTCGGCCATGGCTCGCATGAACACATCGAAGCCAGCGTTCGGATGAGCGGGGTTGGCGAACGTAACATCCTCGCCCGGCTCCATGTAGTTGATGGTGCCTGGTGCCAGCTCGTACTCGTTAGGCTCGGCGCTGGCGTAATCGCCGTCCGTGCCCTCGCCGCCGCCGACCTCGTTCCACGGGTTATCGATGGGGTTCTCCACTTTCACGAAGGCGGAGAAGGACGCCTGCACGATCGCCGCGTCAAGCTCCGCCTGCGTGTATCGGCGGGTCTGCAGCAAAGGCTCGATTGCCTGAGCCAGCATGGACACTCCGCGGTACTGGTCGGGGCGCTCCGCCTCCATGATGTGGAGGATGTTGGGCTGCCCTGTCTTCTTTCCGAAGGCCTGCACGCGCGTCCATTGGAGCGGTTCGCGATAGAACTCCTGCGGATAGCCGTTGCAGATGTGGTAAGCCACGGCGCGGCCTGTCGAATCGACCTCCACACCGTCATAGATCGCGTTGCCGTTGTCTGGGTTGCGCCCCTCGGTGGAGGATGCCACGGGCACCCCCATCATCGCGGGGGTGGAGACGCGGTCGGCTTCGATTATATGGAGCCTGAGCGTGTAGGGACGCATCGGCGATGCTTTCCGGTGCTTGATGAGCGCGAACACGTCTCCGCTCATGAGCTGGGATTGCATGATGAGCTGTTGGAGTTCATAAAAATCGTTAAGCCCCAAAGCGTCGCAGGCGATTCTATCCTCAGCCCACAGCGCGAACTCGCGCCTCGCCGCATCCTGCCATGCATCGGCGGTCGCGTCATCCATCCGCAGGTACTCGCGGTCGATGCGGGGGCGCGGGACAACGCCGGTGCCGACCACGTTGGTGCGGGCTGTGCGGACGGCGCTGGTGGCTATCGGTGCTCCCATGTAGAGCGCACGAGCGCGGTTGCGAAGCGTGTAGTTGTTGTCATCGATGTCGCGCTGGGCGCTGCCGCTCGACACGCGGAAGCCCTTGAGCGCTCGGCGCGTGCCGCTGGCTCCGCTGTCTCCGTAGCCCGATGCGCGGACGGGCGCGGCGGTGGAGCCATGCACGTTCGGTTTACGTTTTTGCTTGCTCAAATCTCCACCACCTACCAATCCCTATACACAACGCCGACTGACTTACGGCGCGAACCGCCAGCCAGCTGGGCGTCCATCTCTTCCAATGCCTGCTCCAACGCGGCGATCGCTTTGCGCACCTCGGCGAGGTCTGCGTTGTACCGCGCGAGATTTCGGCTACCGATTCCGTAGCTCTGCACGCCGCCAGCGAGGATGTCCGCTTCCTTTTGCAGGTACGCTTCGTAGCGCTTCTCATAGACCTCGCGGCGCTTCTCCAGCCTTTCGCGTTGCACCTCCACCACCTACCAATCCACGGAGCGGGTTTTTCTGCCGTTCCGTCTCCGTCTGGGCGCGGGGTGCGCCGTATTGTCTGTTTTCGTTTCCGTACGGGCGCGGAAGAGCGCGTCCATGTCGGGATTGAGAATCTTTAGCGCCGCCATCGCGTAGTTGCGGCAGTCCAACGGCTCGTTGCGCTCGTGCCCCGGTATCTTCTCCCAGCGCCAGCGGTTGCCCGTGGAGCCAGTGGTCAAGACCATGCGTTCGCTGAGCAGGCCGTTGAAATAGTTCTCGTCATAGCCTTTTCCGCGCGGAAAGTGGGCGAAGTTGGGGCCGTGCTCCTGCACCTTCAGGCTCGACATGATGGACGATTTGCCAGCGTCCACGCCGATGGTGTACAGCCAGCACGTGGCGCGCTTGTCGCGTATCGCAACCTTGGTGGGGATGGAGGTGTATGGGATTCCCTCGCCGCCCTTGCCCTTGATGGCGAAGATGCGCGAGCCTTGCCTTGCACGGCACCGCTCGTAGACCTCCTGCGTGTAGTGTCCGCCTGAGTCCACGCAGGTCATCGAGATGCGGATACCTCCACCGTCCCTGTACCTGTAGACATGCTCCACCACGCCATCGAGACGCTGCCAGACCTCATCCGTGTCTGGCCTGCCCATGATGACGCCCTTTTCGATGCCCCACGTTTCGCCCCACTGGCCGTGGCCGACCACCTCGTATTCGAGTCGGTTGTCTTGGGTATCGACGCCGCACGTAAGGCACAGCACGCCATCTGGCAGCTCCACCTCCGTGCCGTCCGGGCGCGTGCCGTAGTCCTCACGGCGTGCCAACAGCTCGTCATCGGACGCGAGGTCTCCACGGTCTTCCCAGAGCTTGCCGAGAAGGGTGTTGTAAACGACTTGGAGCTTCTGCGGGTCATCCTTGGCTTCGAGGAAACGTATAACGATCCGTTCCCACGGCACCCACGGGGACGCGAAGGCGTTGAGCCAGAAGCTGCGAATGCCCTTCTCCTCGTAGGCGCTCGGGTTGTCAGCCCTCCACTTGTGCGGCGCGTCCCGCACCTCCTGCTCGGATGACAGGCATCCGCATGACGGGCAGCACCAGTCAACGCCGCCCTTGATATGCCAGACCTTCTTGCCGTTGACCGTCTCGCTCCACGGCTCGAAGCGGATGTAATCGAAATCTATGTCGTGCCATTCGCCGCAGTGAGGGCACTCCACCACCCAACGCTCCTGCGTGCCGCCAGCGTAGGCGGTCTCGATATTGCTCGCGCCTTTAATCGTGGGGGTGGAGACCTCCACGCTCTTGGCGTTGTAAAACGTGGTCTGTCGTGCTTCGGCGAGCGCCCACGGGTCTCCTTCCTTGCCCGCACTCTTCGCCCATCTATCGCGTTCGTCACCGAAGATGTAGCGTGCGGGGGTGGAGGCTAGGGCGGACGGGGCGTTGGAGCCTGTCAGCATGAGCATGCCGCCAGGAAAGGACTTCTGGAGTACCGTCTTGGATGCCTTGCTGTCGCGCACGTCATGCACCTTGCGTTTCAGGCGCGGGCAGTCGCGCAGCATCGGCGCGATGCGTAGGCGGCTGAACTTCTTGGCGTCATCCAGCGTTGGATGGACGAAGATGACCGTGCCGGGGTCTTGATCCATGACGTAGCCGAGCGCATTAAGCTCCACCTCGGTCTTGCCGACCTGCGATGCAGCGACAATCACTACCTTGCGCACCTTGGGGTCGGAAAACGCACGCATCGGCTCGCGCATGTACGGGGTTCGGCTCGTCCTCCACGGGCCGGCTTCGGCTGAGCTTTCGGCGGACAACCTACGGTGTCTGTCAGCCCACTCGTCCACGCTGATGTTCTCGGGAGGTTCGAAGTGGCGCACCGCGCGGGAGATCGTGCGGTTTAAATCACGTATCGCTTGATTCCTCGTCTTCATCGTTCGCCGCGATCCATCCCTTCCGCTCGCGCACCATCTGCGCGTACACCTCGGGGTCGTATTCGTATTCACTCAAGCTGTCGAGCACTTGGCTCATCTCCGCCTGTAGCAGCGCGCTAATCTCCTGCGCCGTCTTGCACCGCGCGGCGTCCACCGCCACGCGCCCGGGCACGGCCAACAGCATCGAGCGCACGGAGTACACCAGCGCCGTGACCGCGCTCTCCACGTCCTCGGCGCTGTGCATGCGACCTTCCAGCTCGGCGAGCTTCAATGCTTCTTGGTCTGCCTTGGCGCGTTTGTAGTCAGCATCTGCTTGGAGCTTCTTCTTCTCGGCTTCGGCGTCTCCCGCTCCCCTGCCCTTGGCGTTCTCCACCGCGAATGCGATGTACGCTTGTATCGTCTCATCGAAATCGTACTTGGCGGGCTTGCCCTCGGCGGTCAGCACGCCCTCGGTCACGAGCTGGTTCACCCGCCGCTCGGTCAGGCCGAGCGCGTGGGCGATCCTACGCACGCCGACTTTCTCGGACATAAAGCCCCCTTTGCAGGTAGGAGTCAGGGTATTTCAAATTTTTGAAAGTTCGATTTATTTTGCGCTCGAAAGCGCCGCACGGGCCGACCACGCTGACAGAACCTATCGACCTGCGAGAACGACGGTCAGCATTGCGACAAGCGGTAGTTCAGCTTCTCCTGCATGAGCTTCGCCAGCGCCTTCTGGGTCGTTCCGTATATGTTCTCGTTGGTGACCATCTGCGGGATGGACAGCGTGGTAGCGGCCTTGTGCTCGGCACCGGGATGGACGTATGACTTGCGCCCGCCCTTGGGGCCGTTGGATTTCCCGCCCTTCGCCCTCATAGTCGTTCCACCGATTCGCTGCATAGGTGGCTTGATGCCGCCCATGTACATGTAGGGCGACTTGGCGGAGTACGCGCCGCCCATGCTTCCCGGCTTGCCCACTGGCGCCATCGCCTTCTTGTGCCCTTTCAGGATCTCCACCTTGATGGTGTATCGGCGCCCGCCCGCTGGTGCCGCAGCGGGCGCGGGCTTGAAGTGGAGCACTGTGAGCATGCGGCTGCGATACGTCATCTGAAAGTCGCGCACGCCCCCGGTGATGGAGCACCTGCCCTGGAACCTCTTGGAGTTGGGGTTGATCTCGCCCTTGGCTATCTTGTAGCGCCCCGTGGTGATGTCGGCCACGGTCTTCGGCGCTGAGCGCTTCATGTCGGTGATGGTGCGGTTCATCGCCTGCGCGTACTTGTCGCCCTTCTTGGTGAGCTGCTTGCTCAGCGACTTGACGTCTATCGTCGCGCTCAACTTGATACCGGGCACGAGCTCCACCTCCTATGTATATGGAAAAGGACGGGCTCGGATGTGCGTCCGTTCGTCCCGTCCTTTGACCATCGCGCTTACTCGCGCACCTTAGTTATATCAGCGATTCGCGTTTAATGCCGTCCAACATCTGCCAGATTATCTAGATTCGTCCAGCGCGTTCAGAATCGTCCAGAATATTTATTTTTCGCGCAGCGCCCCGCCCGTCTCCACGGGGGGGGAGGGGAATAGCCGCGCAGCGCCACGGTGTCGGCGCATGAAAAAAGCCCCCGCGTCTCCACGGGGGCGGTCGGCTAGGCCTTCTTGTTCTCGCGCTCCATATCCTCGCGGATGAGGCGCTTGACGTATGTGGCGAACGCGCCGCGCGTGTCGGCGAACGCCAACAGGTCGGCTTCGGACGGGTAGAACGCCACCATCTTGCGCGTCACGTGCTCGCGAACGTACTTGGCCGACGCCCTGCGCTGGGCTTCCGATTGAGCCATGGCTACCTCCGCTTCCTGAACAACACGGTGTCCGCCAGCTTGTAGCCGATGGCGCCGAATATGCCCGCGACCACGGCGAATGCGAACATGCTCATGATTCCTCCCCATACATGCTTTAGAATGGTTGTGCAGGGGCACCGCGCCAACGGCACCCCCATCGACTGCTAGGGTTCCCTGAAATGCTTGCCGGCTGTTCTCGGAACCCTGCTTCTTCGGACGCGCTCGATTAGGGATTCGAGCAGATGCTCACCGACCTTGCCGAAGATTCCGCCGATGAGACCGCCTATCGCGGTGCTTACAAGAAACTCAATCACATATCTACCTGCTTTCTAACATGGGTCGCGCCTTCCGCTCCCCGTTGGCACTATTATATAACGGCGACGTTATATGTGCAAGCTATAATTGCAACATTTCCGCAGCTAGATAGCAAAAAAGCCCCGCAGGCAGATGCCCACGGGGCGCGAGGTCTAGCCGACCACTTCGAGTTGCAGCGGCGGTTGGTACGCCGGGGCGCAGTATCGACGCGCCATCCACTCCAGTCCCTTCGGCGTCACGAGCGCGTAGGGGTCGCGCACGCGGCGCTCGCCGTCCGGCGCGGTGAAGGACGTGGCTATGTTGGTCAGGTAGCCGCGCTCCACCGCCCTTGCCGTGGCGCGGTTGGTGCGCTGCTCCATCATGTGGTCTACGCGCAGGAGCTGGAACAGGCGGCGGCGCGACATGGAGCCGTCCAGTTGGCGCAGTAGACCGGATGCCTGCGTGATCGTGTACGCTCCGTCCGCATCGAGGAACGCGTCGGCCATCGCGGCCTTCGGGGCGAGGACGGCGTTCTCCCCAGCCAGCATGTCGATGTCAGCGCGCTAGCGCTCGATGGTGTCCCGCGCGATGAGGATGGCGCGCGCCATGGTCTGCTCAGGCGTCTCGTCGGGAACCTCCACCATGTAACCGCCGCGCTTGCGGATGGACGGGAGGACTTCGTGCGTGACCCAGCGCTGGAACGCCTTGGCTTCCGGCTTGCGCGAACGCATGACCAGTTTGTAGAAGCCGGGTTCTGAGATTATGTTCGCTTCACCTTGACGCCCTAAGTTGAACTTAGCTCGTTCGTCATCATCAAGCGAATTGACCGCAACGGTTGGGTTGGTAAGCTCAAGCGCATCGCAAACGTCTTTCGCCACGAACCAAGGCTCGCCCGTCTCATCGCGCAGAGCCCTGATGACCCCGAACTCTTCATTTTCGAATGGTATGATTGATGACGCTGCATTCATATGCAGCTCCTTTCTGGGTCTTCGAGACCCTGCCACGGGGGCATCCGATTATCTTGGTGGATTGGCGGATGCCCTATTTTTCTGCCTTCGCGCGGTCTTCGCGCTCGACCTTTTCTATGATCGCTTGGCGTATGAACTCGCCACGGCTGCCGCCTTCGCGCGCTATCTCGTCCAGTCGCTCTATCGCTCTGGCGTTCTTCTTTCGATGAAGCACGGTGCTCATCCGGTAGAGCGTCTTCCTGTCGTAGCGCTGCTTCGGAGTCTCCATTCCGTTCACCTCCTTCTCTTGTTGGTCTTAACCATAATCGAACGAAAGCCCATGTAGAATGATGTATTTCGGCGCTCCACAAATGCGGGAAGCGTCCAAATGTTTAGGCTCATGTTTGATTAAGCGCGTGTAACTCTAGTTAGTTCGAATAAGAGTCTGTAAGAGCAATTAGAAAATCCCATTTGCATAGGTTTATGCAAATAACGAATAAAAAGAAATATCGGCGGCGGTGGTAATCTCCATAATTCGGAGCCATCGCCGCCGTCATAGATCTAGAACAGCGCCGCCTGCCCCATGCCGTCCTTGGCCCGCGCGATGCCCACGGAGTCCACCCATTCGAGGGCGCGTTGAAGCTCGATGTAGGCTTGGCTGCGCGAGATGTACAGCGCGCAGGCCAGCGTGTCGATGGTCATGTCCTCGATGTAGTAGAGCTCGAGCGCATCGCCCCAGAGCGAGTGGTGCGGGTTGGCGGCGCGCACCCCGCGGCACACGGCGCGGGCGTCCTCCACCACGGAGAGCATGTCGGCGCGCTCGCGGCGGAAGCGCTCTTCCATGTCCATGCGCGAGTCGGTGAGCGTGCGTGCGTCCGTGCTGCCCGAGCCATGCCCGATTGAGTCGTAGGACTGCGCCTTGCACGTCTCGCGCGAGAGCATCGCCTGCACCATGTAGGGGTGGCGCTCGATGCGGCGCACGGTGTCCCGCGCGATCTCGAAGTATTCCTCTGCTGTCAAATGGACGCACCTCCGTTAGTCGGCATATTATCCCACGTTCTAAGGGGGTAATGCAAAGGACGCCCAGCTAGACAACCAAAAGACCAGCGGTGCAGCGCGCGAGGTAGAGCAGCGCGTTGAGCGCGATGAGAAGCGCGATGAGCTTGCCGACCAGCCGCATGAATTCGTCCATGTCTCACCATCCCATCCCCGCGACCATGCGCCCCATCGCGATGTCGGCGATGACGAGCGCGAGCGCGGACGCGATGAGGAGCAGCGCGGCGGTGATGCCGATTATGAAGGCGCGGAAGATGCGGAAGGCGGTCGGGGTGGGCTTCATATGCAATGGCTCGTGTCGCTTCATCGTCCGCTGCTCCCGAATCCATCGGCGCCGCGCTCCGTGGCGTCCAGCTCCGCGACCTCCACCGTGTCCACGCGCGGGGACGGCACAATTAGCAGCTGCGCGATGCGGTCGCCGCGCTCGATGTCGTAGGCAGCGTCGCCGTGGTTGATCAATCCGACCTTGATGGTGCCGCGGTAGTTCGGGTCGATGAGTCCGGGTGCGTTCACGACCGTCACCATGTCGCGGCACGCCATGCCCGAGCGCGGCAGGACGAGCGCGGCGTACCCTTGCGGCACGGCGATATGTACGCCAGTCTCCACCATGCGGACGCGCCCCGCGTGGATGCGGCACGGCTCGGACGCGTAAAGGTCGAGCGCCGCGTCATCATCGCGGGAGTACGCGGGGAGAGCCGCGCCATCGTCTATGTTAACGTGTAGTTCCATTCGGTTCCTTTCTGCTTCTAGGCTTTCCGCGCTTGAACTCGCCGGCGCACTTTGGCGAGCAGCATCGCGATGGGTTGTTTGGGTTGGTCGGCTTGAAGGTCTTGCCGCACACGGGGCAGACGCGCTCGCGCCCGGTGATGGAGCGCACGCGGTCGTTCAGGCGCATGATCTTGAGCGCCGTCTCGAACGTCTCGCGGTCGGAGTAGGTCAGCTTGTAGGTCGTCATCTTCGCGTGCTCTGCGTGGCTGAGCCGCGCGAGGTTGGACGGGTCGCAGTTGAGCTTGTCCCCGTCCAGGAACACGATGATGTCATCCGAGGTCAGCTTGACGTTATGCGCCCGCTCGTAGACCAGACGCTGCTTGAGGTCGAAGCACGACCTGTGCTCCGCATCCGGTCGCTCGCGCACCTTGACCTCGATGTAGCCGTCCACGTTGACGCGCTCGTAGCCCATTGGTCTGGTGTTGTGCGGGATGCCGTGCTTTTTGAATCGCGTGGCCTTGGTGCGCTCGATCGCTTCGGGCGTCATCCATTCCGACTGCGGCCTGCCCTTGTTGTATGATTCCTGACCCTTGAAGAATCGACCGCCGACCGTGCCGGACTTTATGCCGAAGCGCGTCTTGAAGTTGGCAACCTGCGGGACGCGAAGCTCGACGTCCCAGCGCTCCTTGAATGCTGCGATTATCTCCTGTTCGGAATGGCCGGGGATGTACGCCGCCAGCCACTCGCACCACTCGGGATGCGCCGCCCAGCTCACGGCGCCGGTATCGCGGTGCACGCCGAGATCGCTGGCGCGAGCGGTGAGCGTGGTCGGCTTGATGGGGCGTCCGAACACACCCTCGAAGAGCCGCGCGGTCTCCTTGGCCTCGTGGTAGGGGTAGACCGCGCGAATCCACTCATCCTCAGCGGGGTCGTTGCGCCTGCGACCCATCAGAAGCCCTCGGGGAGCTTGGGATGGTTGACGGTCGCCCTGTCGAGGTATTCGGTAGCCTTGAGCGAGTTGGCGCGCGATGTGTTTATCTGCTTCGCCACCGCCGACACCGCCTTTGCGCGCTCTATCTCCTTTTCCAGCTGCTCGTCCGTGAGCGATTCGTCACCGAGCCGTTCAAGCTCGGCGAACAGGTGGTTGTCGAGGTCTATCTGGCGGTTCTTTACTGCCATTGGTCTATCTCCTTTGCTTATCGGTCATCGGGATATGTTCAAGGTCGGTCGCCGGCATCCACATGGCTCGCTTCAGCGTGTCGGCCACCTGCACCTCGCCGTTTATATCGTCCAGCGCCACGACCTTGTAGATCGTGCAGCCGCCATCACCGGCTATATGCACCGTGTCCCCGCGATGGATTGCCGAGCCGTCCGCGTAGCGCGGCATGCGGGAAGCGTAGTACTCCACCATCTCGTAGCCGTACTGCTTGCCGGAGGTCGCACCAGTCCCGCCCTCGCGCATCCTATCTGCCATCGGTATCAGCCTTCTTAGAGAGGTCGAGGAGCATGTCACGCGCCGCCGCGATGTGGTGCAGCACTCTCTCCCGCTCGTAGCTGTAAGGCAGGCGCTCCGCTTTGTCGATGGCGCGGTTCAAGTCGAGCGCGATGATCTTGGCGGCGAGCCACGTCTCAATCGTCCGCATCGTCCGTGCCCTCCACCTCGTATTCGCCGATGAGCAATTTGTTGCAGATTCGGCGTATCTGCTGGAGCCTCGGCTTGTAATCGTCTGGCATGCGACCGAGCCTGTAGACGTCCATCTCCATGCCGCATGCCAACTCGGACAGACGGTAGACCGATTCATCGAGCGTCATATCCTCCACCTCCGTTGTTCAGCGATTCCGTTCCATTCCATCTCACAGCCCCTCCCTAAAGATGATCCATGCGACCACCGCCAAGAGCGCGAACGGCGAGAGGATGATGACTAGCAGACCCACGGCTAGAGACGCCATCACCGCTTCCATGCTCATATCTCCACCTCCAAATAAGACGGGAGCGCCGTTTTAGACGCCCCCGCGATACGTTGCTATTTCTTCTGCCGTCCGTCCCACCATTCGAGCAGCCCCGCGAGCTGGTTGGCTCCCAGCCCCTGCACGCGGCGGTTCTCGGCGATTGAGAGACGCGTCATCACCTCGTCCGTTGCCACCTCGCCAACTCCGGGGAGGGCGCGGATAAGGTCGCGGACGCGCACGCGCCGCATGACGGGCAGCGCGATGGCGTGCTCCAGATCTATGCGGCCTTCCTTCAGGTCGCGCTTGATGTTCTTTCGGGCTTGGCGTACCGCAGCCGCAGCCGCAAGGTCAAGCTGGCGTTGCTCGGATGTACGTTTAGGTAGTGGCATCAGTGCTCATCCTCCATGTAATCGATGATGTAGTCCAGGTACTCGCGTGCTTTGCGGTAATCCTGCAAGCCGTTCTTGAGTGGTGCGCGCCACAAGTATTTGACCGCGGTCAGCGCCCAGTGCGCCACGCAGCTCGGGCATGCCGCTCGGTCGTATCCCGCGCTCATGGAGAGCTGGGCGCGGCGGCACTCCACGGTGCCGTCTCCGGCGTAGTGCGGGGGCGCGGTCACGTTGGAATCGTCTACCATCCGTGTTCCTCGCATTCCTTTTGCGTCTCTAGAATCGAATCGATGTAGGCCTGGATGTCATCGCAGCCCTCGGCATGCGCGAACTCACGAAGCGCCATCTCGCACTCCGCTATCGCGATTAGCAATGAGAGCACCCCCCCCCGATGGCTGAGTCGGATTTGAAATAGTACCCGCGCACCTCGTCCAATCTGTCCGATGCGGCGAGCACGCGTGCGGCGGTGCTAACGACTTCCACCGCTAGGTCTCTAGGCTTCTTTATATGAATCGACCTCCAATGCGGCGAGCTTGCCGCTGTCTCTAAGTTGAAAGCATCCAAGCGCCAGCATAATCTGCGCTTTCTGGTACGCTGGCCAGTCAACGCCGCCAGCCGCCCTCGCGCGAGACGTCGGCCCGAACGGCTGCACCAGCGCCGTCTCGATCGTGCGGAGCGCGTCCGTGATGGCTGTGCGGTCGCTCTCGGTGAACGTGGCGCCGTGCATCTTGCGCAGGGTCAGCATCGGGCCGAGCGTGCAGTTCGCCGCCCATTCCTCGAAATGGTCGCTCATTCCTCCACCTCTCGATTTGTGTTGAGCCTGCCACAATAAGGGCAGTAAACGTAGTCCTCCGCATACACCGAGTCGCACGACCTCCCGCAATGGTCGCACTCGTACACTCGCACCGGCGCGTTCGTCCGCTCGGATGCGGTCGGCTCAAGCTCGCACGTGAGGTCAGGGTCTGGGTCGATGAGGTCGGCGAGACGGGCGCAAAGCGGTTTGGCGTCGAAGTAGTACGGCGCGTGGCCGACTCCCGCCGCCTCGGCGATGTACGCGCACAGAAGCGACCTGCCGTCCCCATCGTCCATGGAATGCGCGGTGAAGCCAGAGCAGTCGATTTGCCGGATGTAGCCAGCCACCTCGCGGCGCTCGTAATCAGTCACCATAGCGACCGCGCTCCCTGTTCCTCTGTTCGCAGCGCTCCATGTACGGCGTCATGTCGCTCACGCCCACCATCGCGGCGAGGTTCGCGCACGCTTGGATGCAGTCGGCGATCTCGTCCATGAGCGATTCTCGAGACGGGCACGGCGCGGGGTACCTGTTCGCAGGGCCGTTGTATGCCGCCCGGCTCTCGTCCGTATGCTCGCATACCCGGCACATGTCGGTGCATGAGTTGTATTTCTGCCATTCGGCAAAGGTTTCCGCCGCCTCTTCCAGCGGTTTGAGCGCCTGCGCTTTCGGCTCAAGGTTGCAAAACGCCTTGATGGTCGGAATCGTCACGTTTGTAACGGTCATTCGCCCTCCACCCTCTTAAGCTCGTCATCGAAGTAGTCTTGTGCTTCACCCAGCAGGTCTGTCGCGTCTATGTCTGCAAACCGCCCGCACCCATGGCACTTGAAGATGACGCTCATCACCTTCGGCTTGCCCCATATGTCGAGTTCCGCGCCCACGTCCCCGCCGCATACAGGGCATTTGAAGGCTGAAACGTCCAGGTATATGCCGCCCATGTCAGTCACCGTCCCATACGCCGTCGGGCCGCAGCTTCGCCAGCGCGATGAGCTTGTACAGCGCCCGCTTGGCGTTGCCCTCGGTGTCATCCCAGTAGTTGCCTGTCGCATCGTCCCCGAGCTGGTCGGCGGCGCGTTGCAGCACGGGGATTGACTCCGCGCCCGTCATGCCGTAGATCGTTCGGATGCCCTTGTCTCCCAGCACGCGGCGGAAGATGTCGCCGTAGTTGTAGGTCACGTTGAGCCAGCAGAGCGTGGTGCCGCCCACGGCGTACGTGCCGCCGCGCATGTCGTGCGGCTCGTCCAGCTCGAGCACGTCGCGCGTCACGGGGTCGCACAGGTTGATGTCGTAGCTCATTCCTCCACCACCTCTATCCTCGCCAGCACGTCCACGCTTATCCTGCCGCCCTTGTAAGGGAAGAAGCCGCCCTCGTGCTCCATGCGGTCGCGAAAGAACTCTTCGAACGTGTATCCGTATTCGTTCGAGAACCGCGTGTATAGAACCTCTCCGCTCTTTGTCACGTACCTGACCTTCACGGTGTTCTCCAGCGCCGTCGTGCACACGTATCCGCAGTTCTTGCAGCTCGTCTCGTCCCAGCTCTCGTTTCCGCAGATGGGGCATGCCGTCAGTTCGCTCATCGCCCCGCCTCCCTATCCGCGAGCGCCTTGGCGCGGCTCACCAGGCACAGAATCCTGTCCTGCACCCCGTCCCCGCGCTCTTCGAAGTCGCTCGGCGAGTAGTCCCCGAGGTGGAGGGCGATTTTCGCGACGATGTCGGCTGCGTCAGCCTTCAAGCGCTCCCATGAATCGGGGCGGGTGTGGGTGAGGCTAAGGCTGCGCACTTCTCTCCACGGCGTCGCGCCACGGATGACGTGGACGTTCACGATCGTCTCGCCGTCCTCGATGCCGCCGAACCCATCGACCCTCAGCATCGCTCCGTCCTCGTGCCACACCGCGTCCCCGACCTTGATGGGCGCGCCGTCCGCGTCCAGCACCTTGGGCGCGGGGCGCTTGACGTACGGGTCTGCCGCTTTCCAGTTCCAATAGCAGCCGTCAAGCGCGGAGCTTCTCAGCTTGCCGTGTGCTCCCTCGAAGTAGATGTTGCGGACGATGAACTCCTTGCCGGCGTTCTCGCCGCTGTTCGCCACGGCCTTATCGCCGAGCTGCACGTAGTTGCCGTCCTCGAACTTAGGCCACATGTCGAGGATGCGCCGCTCCGTCTCCGTGTATGCCATCTACTCCACCTCTTTCGTAAGCTCCATAACCTGCTCGTGCATCGCGATGATCGCGTCCAGCAGCTCCGATTCGTCCGCGCCGATTGCCACCTGGTCGCTCTCGTTGAACTCGATTGCGCGGCGGATGGCGGCGGCAAGGTCGTTGGGGTAGCAGTCGATGGTCAGCAGGCGCCTGCCGTCCGATGCGGTCTTGGTCTTCTTCTTGCCGTCCCACCCCTCCGGCATCACCTTGTACATCTGGTAGCACCATTGGTTCGCGGGGTGGAACTCGTAGTTACCGATTCTCACGGGAACCCTCCTATTCGATTTTGCTGTTTTAAGGGAGAGCAACGGCGGCACGGGCGTTTTGAGCGTTGACCCCTAGCCAGTGCCCACGTTGCATGTTTTGAGCCGTCTACGGGCTTGCCGATTAATCAAGCGCCAACCGCGTGCCGTCTGGACGCTGGGCGCGTTCGCCGCCGTTCAGCTTGACGTAATGGAACATCTGCGAGTCGTAGAGCAGTACGCAGCCATAACGGAAGACGATTGACGCCACGTGCACATCGCACATCACGCCCTTGACACAATCGCCGATGACCACGGGCGCGCCGTCCGCGAATCGCGGCCACGCCGCGCCGTACGCGCTCCCCTCCACCGCATCGAGGGAGCAGAGGTTCTTCATGACGGCCATCACTCCACCTCCCTGTAGTCCGCGCAGTCCTCGCCGTCCTCGTACATCGTCATGCAGTCGGCGAGCTTGATGCCGGTTATGCCGCCGTCCAGTCGGCTGACCTCCACCGCGCAGATGCCGCATCCGCCGCACCCCTCAGACCAGTGCTCGCACCAGCCGCAGCAGCGCGAGTCGGCGGCGGTAGGCACGCCGTTTGATTCGAGATCCATAACGAACCCCCTTATTCGGTTGTCGATTAGTTGGTAACTTCATCCCATGTAACGAAATCGCCGTGCGCGCCGTCGTAAGCCAGCTCAATCGGCTCGCCGAATGTCCCGCGCCTGTTCTTGACCAGGCATAGCTCGACCTCGACGTAGTTCCTCGTCTTTCGCGCGTTCTTATGGCGTACCAGCGCCATCGCCGTGAGACCCGTGTACTCTATCCATGACGAGCCGCGGAATATGTCCGCTCCGGGGTTCTCGCCCTTCTTGCTGTTGCGCATCTCGCTGCCCTTGGCGCGGTTGACAGCCGCGATGACGATGACCGCCACGCCGTAGCGGATGCCCGCGAGGTTTATCTTGCGCACGGCCTCCTTCATGGCCTCCGTCTCGTCCAGACCGAAGCCGGCATCGATGCACTGCAGGTAATCCACGAAGCAGACCCTGCCGCCAGCCGCACCCGTCATCTGTATCTCGTTGAGGATGCAGGCGAGGTCGTTGGCCTTCGAATTGGCGATGTTGTCCACGATGCGCATGTTCGGGCACCGCGAGACGAGTTCAAGATCTGCACAGTACACGGGGTCATCGTCGGGGTTGTACGTTCCGCTCGCTATCTTCGCCTTGCACTCCGCGCCGTGCTCCTCGAAGTCCGCCCATGCGAACGGCTGCAACCCCTCAAGGTGCTTCGACAAGCGCGAGCCCATGCGTGCGCGGACTTCCGCCGCTGACAGCTCCAGCGAGATGATTGTCACTCCCGTAGGCTGGCCCGTCTCCTCGTCCGTCATAGACGCCATGCGGTGCGCCATCCACAGGCACAGGGCGGTCTTGCCCGCGCCCGTGTTCCCGCCGATGAAATGTATGCCGGGGCGGAACCCGCCTTTAATCAGGTCGTCAAGCTCCGGGATGGTGCTCGGCACGGGCTTGACGGCGTTCTCGTACGAATCGAGGTAATCGGGCATCGTGTCCGCGATGTTCCAGTAGGAGGTTCGCGGACGCCCTGGCGCTCCCAATTCCATAAACCACCTTCAATCACAGGACGGCGTTGTCCGTTCCATCCGCCTGCTTGTATCTATTTCTGGCGCTCGGCTGACTTAAGGAAGCCGAAGCGCATTCTTTCCTTCTTAGGGGGGTCCCTGTAGATACCCCCCATTTCGGCACGTCTGGGGACCCCTTTTCGGCATCCGTAGGGACCCCTTTTTTCGTAATGGTGGGTACGCTCAGGCACCCCTTTACATTCGGCATGAGTTGATACCGCTGGCACTTGCCGCTATACGACTTTCCGCACGTCTGCAATGCGCCCTTTTCCCGCAGCGAGATAATTGCTTTGCGCACTGTGTCTTCTTTCAGGCCCAGCGCATCAGCCATCTCAACTCGCGGATACCACGAGTACCACCGCCCCTTCCCATCGGACTCCATACGGGAAACGAACAGAAGCAGAATGCGTTCCTGCGTTCCCGAAAGCCCCATGCGCGACCATTCCGCTATCCACGGGACGAAGGCCCGCGCGAACGGAGTCTGTCTGCTCATTCCTCGTACTTCACCCCCAGAAGGTTGCAGATGACGCGCGCCGTGTCCCGCTTGTCGCAGAACAGGAAGCGCGCGCCGTGGTCGTATTCGATTCGGTCGATGATCTTGCGCAGCGTCGGGCCGTTCAGCGGTTTGAACCGCCGCGCCACGCACTTGCTTTCGAGCGGGTCGCACTTGCGGCACCTTCGGCACACGCCGCTCACCCATGTGGCGAGGAGGTCGCGGTCGGCGTATTCGGGATGCTCCTCAACGAGGATGTAGAGCCGGTACCCCGCCTCCGCCGCCCTGTCGCACTCGCGGACGAACCGCGCGTGGTCGTGGCCGACGTTGCCCGCCACCTCCTGCATGTCCTGCTTTGAATCAACAACGATGTTCCCACCGTTATCGACCTCTGCGTAATCGCCGAAGTCAAGTTTTTGGTAGAAATACTCGATACCATGACTGTCGAACCAGCTGTCAATGTTGGCGTGCTTGCCAACTTGCTGTCTGGTGTCAATTTGAATTCGCGTCATATTGCCACCTATATCCGCCAGCAGTCTTTGATCTGCCATGGATGCAGCTTGATATATCGCTTCTTAGAATATTGGTCATTCGCTCTGCGTCAGCGCCACTTCTAAACCGCGCTATTACGGTACCGGTATCGTTAATTGCAACAATAGGTATCGCACGCTTATCTGCTCGCCGTTTCATACCAGTGCCATAAGTAGAATTGTATGAAGGCGTGCACCATTCAAGATTATCGACACAGTTATTAGTCTTGTCCTCATCGATATGGTTGACCATCGGCAATTTTTCAGGATTTGGAATAAACGCATCAGCTACAAGCCTGTGGGTGCTCATCATGTGCTTTTTTCCATCTTTGCAAAGCGCGACAAAGAGGTAACCATTGCCGCGCTTCTGCTGTGGTCTCAAGCGCTGAGGGATTCTTCTAGGTACTTTTCGCCCTTTTATGGTCGCAGTAATCGTTCTTTCAACGCCGCGAACGCGGCCAAGGTTGCTGACCTCGTAATATCCTTCGAAGCCAGCAACCTCTTTCCATATCTCTTTAGACATGTCAGCCATGGCCCACCTCTTAGAAGGGCACGTCCTCGGCGTACAAATCGACCTGCGGAGCCGCGCCGCCGGACTTGTCGAGCACGGGGCTGAAACCGGCATCCTTGAGCATCTGGCGCTTAACATCGTCCTTGAGCGTCTTGGGCAGCGGGTCGGCGTTCTTAGGATCCATGAGGTCGGTCAGCAGGCACATGCGGTCGGGGCGCGGGGAGCCGAGCTTGAACTCGCCCGTCTTCTTGTCGAGGTATTCCTCGGCGCGGAAGACCACGCCGACCGCCTTGCCGACGAACATGTTGAGGTTGCCGGCGTTCCATGCCGCCTCGGGGTCGAAACCGGGGTTGCATCCCGCGATGGTCTGCAAGCGACCCTTGAGCATGCCCAGCGCCTTGTCCTTGTAGCTCAGGACGATAGAGTGCGACCAGGGCTTGTCCGCGTAGAACTTGTCGGAAAAATAATTGGCGTGCTCGCCCTGGATGATGTCTACCATCATGCGGACGTACTCCTTTTCTGCGAAGTCCTCCATGGCCATGATGGAGCAGACGTACGCGCCCGCGGGGAGCTGCTGGTAGGTGCTGCCCTCGGCAGTGGCCTCTACCTCGTTGAAATTGACGCTACGCATTTGCATCTTCCTTTCCGGCCTTCTCGGCCTTGTTCTTCTTGTTATCGGTGAGGGGTGCGAAGCCCCAGTAATCCCTAATCGCGTCATCCACGATCTGCAGGTCGTTGTCGATTCGCTGGGTCGCGAACATGCCGTCAGGTGACTTGGTGATGCCGTCCCCGTTGGTGACGAAGCGGTAGTGGCCGTCCTCGCATACAGAGCGCAGGACGATGGACACCATGCCTTCGAGCGTTACCTTCTCATCGAGCAGCTTGCCGATTGTCTTGAGCTTCGGCCTGCCCAGCTCGTCCGTGTCCTCGTGCATCATCAGGTAGACCACGCGCTCGGGCGGCAGCTCCTGCGCGATGAAGCGGATGAGCGAGTAGAACGAATCGCCGATGTCGTTGTAGAGCGCGAACACGCCGTTGCCCTTGCCTGCGTCTGCGTGGCGCGTCATGAACATGTCGGTGATGAGGTATCCCGCGTCATCGACAACGAGGGCGTTCGCCTTGGCGCTCTTGAGCGTGGCGCGTACCTTGTCGTAATCGGTCGTTGCCACGTAGCGCACCTTGCCGCGGAACGGCAGTGGCTTGCCCAGCACGTTGATAAGGCCGAACGACGATGGATCCATGTTGCGCATGGACGTGGACTTGCCCGTGCCCGAGCGCCCGATTATCAGAACCGCTACTCCCATCTACTCCACCACCAATCCATCGAACGCGCGTTTGGCGCTGTCGGTGATTCCGAGCGATTCGTCATCGATGCCCATCAGCCTGCGGTTGTCCTGCGTGAGCGCTTCGACGCGGGCTTCAAGCTCGGAGATGCGGTTGCGCCGCCATTCAGCGTCTTGGATAAGCCCGCGGTACTCTGCGAGCGTGATGCAGATGGTGAGGTCGCAGCCGTTGGCTTGGTTGTAGTCGGCCATCTACTCCACTTCCCCTGCATCGAGCATCCCGGCGACCGCGCTAGGCAGCTGCTTGCCCATGGCCTGCGCTACTTTCAGCTTGTCAACCTTGAGCACCGAGCCCTTGACGCGCTTAGGCTCGCATACCTGCTCCATCGCGCAGCCATCGGGAAAAAAGCCGTAGCCCTTCGCCGCTTTCAGCACATCGCCCATCGCCTTGCCGATGACCGCGTCCAGCGTGTCCTTGCCCTCGTCGGTGGTTCGCAGCCAGTTGACCAGCTTGCGCGGGTCGCGGCATACGATGACCGTCTCATCGACGGGCTTGGTGAATGTCAGCGAGAACGTTCCAACCTCCTCGCCGTTAACCTCCACCTGCATCTTGGTGGCGCCTGTGTTTTCATACAGATCCAGCAGCGCCGAATCCACATGCGCTCGCAGGTTGTCATTTGGCTTGGTGGAGGTCATCTCTCCCACCGCCTTGCTTACCGCGTCGGCGAGTGCCAGCTGCGCGAGCATGTCCTTGATGTTGTTCTCCATACCTAGTCCTTCAATCTTCCGACCATGTACAGTCTGCGTATCTCCCGCTCGGCTGCGTCTCTCGGCGCGTCCCTGTCGATGTCGAGCGGATGCTTGCGCCAGACCAAGTTGGTCGTGTTGTAATCGTCCTTGGCCACGCATTTCACCGCGTACCAGCCGTCCTGCTTCCTGTACGCCTGCCAACCGAAAAATCCGCTCACAGCTTCGCCGCCGCGACAATGAGCGCAACGGGGATGAGCGCGACAAGCGCCAGCACCGCCGCATCTGGTATACGCACCATGTTCAGCGCCGCATCGATGATGGACGGCACGAACGCGAGCGCCGCGAACCCAGCGCATCCCGCGATGGCCTGCATGCGCGTTGGACGCTTGTAGTCCGAGCAGTCGGTGGATGGTATGATTCTGTTCGTCATAAGGTCCTCCAATCTATGACCGTGCCCTGCCGATGGTTCCAGCATCGACGGGGCTTTGTTTTTATGTTCAGCTTTCGCGCCCTTTCTCCACCCATTCGTCCACCCACTCGGGGCGGATAAGCCTGCCGCGCTTTCGACCAGCTGGGAGCGTGCTTTTCAGCCGTCCAGCTTTCAGCTCCAGCAGCAAGGTGGAGTACGGGATTCCCATGATTCTGGCTACCTCGCCCACGGGATAGAGGGCTTTGGGCTTGATGCCAAGCTCCCTCGCGATCTCGTCGAAGGTCATGTAACCGACATCCTTGTATTGCGTTTGTAATACACACGCCGTCACCGGCTCGGGCTGCTCTCCTGAATGTCTTATCTCGTCGCACTAAAAGAAGGGAAGGCCATATGGAGGTATTGCATGTCAGGAATCAAAAGGTCGCGGATTTCCCGTCTCACGGGGCTTTACGCGAAATCGACCACCCGCCAGGGTGGCGGAGAGCAGTCCGCGCCGATGGCGGACTTTTATGAAGCACTGCACGTCGCCAGCGCGCGAAGGTCGCGTGTTGGGATTAGAGCCGTCTGCGTTATGGAGGAGACACATAACCGTGGAGTTCGCCTAACCATCCACGGCCTACAGGGGTTCGGTGCGACCCCCGCGCGCTGCCGGCGCTCAATGCTTCGTTTTCAGCCGCTTTTGCTACGGGAGCGGCAAGCCCCACCCATCGGCGGCAACCCGCAGGCTCCCCCTGTTCGGTGCTCGATGGGCTGATGCTGTTCTCAAGGTACTCTCGCGTCTCGGGGACGCATTCCTCGGCTTGCTTTACGACCAGCCGAGTAGGTCGTTAGGCGTGCAGCCGAGGGCTTCAGCCATCGCGAAGAGCTTGTCCGTGCCGGGGACGGTCGTGCCGTCCTCGTACTTCACGATGGTCGTGATGTTGACCCCAACCAGCTCCGCGAGCCTGCCCTGCGTTATGTCTGCCTTGCCGCGCATCCCGCGGATGTTCGCCGCCAGCTCGCTGTTATCGAATTTCACGTTCAGCCTCCTTTCTCGTTCGGTCGTACGCGATAGATCCCAGATACGTGCCGAATAGAAACATCGAGAGAAGCAGAAGCGCCTCCCTCGCTTTCTGGTCTGTTTGCGCCAGCGCTAGGACTGTGCAAAAGACCTGAAAGAAGACCAGCACGAAGCGGACAATCATCTAGCGCCTCCCGTACCTTCCATCGCACCGTCTCCTCGCGGCAGCGGTCCCCTGCTTGAACCCGATGAGCAGGATGCCCATAGAGAACATCGGGAACGACCAAGGCCCCGGCGACAGCGCCGCGATGACCATGAGCACCGTTGAGACGAAGTACATCGGATACCACCTCCTTGGTGATGGTGCAACTTCTTGCACCGCTCCATTTACTATAGTGATATTTTCTGCACCGTCAATAGTAAAGGCAATAATTTTTTGCACCATGGGTAATTTTTTTATATAATTGCTATTGCATTGGGACATAGAGAAAGAGGCCTGATTATGAAGTTGGCGCTCGCTGAATATCGCGATAAAGCAAGGTTAAGCCAGACGGCACTTGCTAAAGCTATAGGCAAATCAGTCAGGACAATTAAGATGTGGGAAGCAGGGGAATCGTTTCCCAATGCAGAATCTCTATGGAACATATCAGTAGTTCTTGGAACTGACCCAAACACTTTAATGGGCTGGTACGACGCCCATCCCCGCCAGGACGCTCCGCCGTTCTCGCAAGACGAGCTGACCCTTGTAGACAACTACCGAAACTGCACGCCACAGTGGAAGACCAACGTGTCCATGACCGCCCTTGCCGCCGCTGGCGAGTCTTTAAAGGTGTCCGAATCTGCTCCACTTGCCGCTGAGGGGGTGAGCGCGTGATCGATTGGGTCATGCAGAAGTTCGCCGACTGGCTCATGGCGGACGGCAACGTCATCGCGTTCGCCATCAGATACCCGCTGCAATCAGCCGCGGCATCGCTCGTCCTGCTCAGCATAGGATTCGCTTTCGGAAACATCTTCGGACAATCCAAAGCCGGGGTTCCGAAACAGAAGAGCATATGGAGGGCCAGGCGGGAGCAAAAGCTCAAAGAGAAGATGCTTTTCAAAAAGCGCATGGAAATGGTCGCCGCCATCGAGCACATGCCGCATCAGCGCCAAAGGATAGTCCTGCATGCCATAGCAAACGGCGAATTCGTCTCATCCAAGAGCACTGACGCCCAGGCCATGACCCTGCTCAAGGAGGGGTATCTGAACGCCGCGGGGGGAAATGGAATCGGAGATATGGTCTTCACTCCTCCTACGTGGCTTGTAGAGCTGGTGAACACGAACGACAAGGCGCTTGCATCGGTCGAGAAGGCGGCAGCGATCTACAAATCGGAGGAATAGGAATGGGACTGCTAGACGTGTTCAAGAAGCCACCGACCAAGGTCACGGGCAACCCGTTCGGCACGAAGCGAGTCGAGACCACGTATACGAGGGTGGAGATGACGCCAGAAGCGATGGAGAAGGCTAGGCGCGACGTGGAGCGCAAGGCTCTTGAAATGCGCGTGAACGATCCTGAGGACAAGGGATGATGGCGATGGGATTGCTAGGCTTCATGAAGGCACCCGCCAAGGTCACGGGCACCCCGTTCCATGCGGCGGACGGATACGACACGGTGGAGTCAATCGAGCGCTTGGGCACCGAGCTTCTAGATCTGGCAGAGCGCGAGGGAGCCGATGTCACCGAAGCGCGCGCGGCGCTCAGCTCGTCAAAGGGCTGCACGCGCGATGTCTCATTTGACGGCGGCCAGTCTCATTACGCGAAGAGGAACAAAAAAGATGGGTGGAGCGTCCACATAGACGTGGACGATGACCGCAGGCGCTTCGCGTTCTCCACCGGAGACAGAAAACACGTAACACACGTGGTCGCAACGCGCGACATGGCGCTCGACTATCTGAAAGCGAACGGCAAGCGAATCAAATAAAAAAACTCCCCCTCCACCATGCTTGGGGATCGTTCTGATGGAGGGGGATGGCTGGCGGGCGCTCGTGTTAATGATGTGCGTCGGAAGCGAATGGCGTTGACGGTATCCGAAAGGTGGGGTTAAATGAACAGCAACAGTACCCCGCACGCGACCCACGGAAGTGGAGCGAACCAGGCGGGGTCGTTTTCTATCGCGCAAGCGTGCCAGCGGTCGCATCCTCCGCGACATCATTCAATTATTGGTATTTTGGTAAAAATAATTTGACATTTCTCGCCAGTGAACAATAATTGGTGTCAGATTCGGCCCTAGGCGAGATGCCCCGCAACGATAAGCGGTGTGCGTAAGCCTAGGGCCTTTATTTTTTTGGAGCCAAATATGACCAAGACCGCGATACTCGTAGATGGCGGATTCTACCGCAAGCGCGCGAAGGCGCTATGGGGAGAAAAGAGCCCCGAAGAGCGAGCCGAAGAACTGAACCGCTATGTCTTCAGGCACATCCTCGAAAAGTCGGACGGGAAATCGGAGCGCGAGCTGTACCGCATCTTCTATTACGATTGCCCTCCGGTTCAGAGGACCGTGTATCATCCGCTCTTAAAGCGCAACATCGACTTCGGCAAAGCTGAAACGTACCGGTGGACGCTCGATTTCTTCGATGAACTCAAGTGCAAGCGCAAGATGGCACTGCGAATGGGCAAGCTCTCTGACGTTCGACCGCATTTCGCACTCGACCCCGAAAAAGTCAAGCGGCTTTGCTCGGGCGCGATCGGCGTGGAAGACCTCGATGAGCGCGACTTCCACATCTCGTTCTCGCAAAAGGGGGTGGACATGCGACTCGGACTCGATATCTCCTCGCTCGCGTACGAAGGCATCGTCTCGCAAATCATCCTCGTTTCGGGAGACAGCGACTTCGTTCCCGCCGCCAAGATAGCGCGTAGAAAGGGTATCGACTTTATCCTTGACCCTATGGGGAACTCCATCAGCAGCGACCTGATGGAACACGTCGATGGCAAAGAATCGTTCACCGATAGGGACCCCATGGACAAGCCGGCGCGAAAGAAGCATCAGAAGTAACGGGGAAAACATGATTAGCCCCGCTCCCCCATCAGCTTGCAGGCGAGGGGAACGGGGCCGTCACCACCACCAACAACAGCTGTAGAACGGCCTACGGGCCATCGTGATTGGAGGCGTACCCATTATGCCATCAAACGAACGGGATGGCGGACTTAGCTTCCTTAACGAAATCGAGCGCCTTCTGCATCATGGAGTTCTCCATCATGAACTCGACACCCTCGATAGTCACGCTCGGGTTCACGACCTGCACCACGTCACCAGAGGGTTTATGCACTACAACCACGCCGCGAATGTAGCCCCTGTTGGCGAGGTCTGCCACGATGGCCGTCCAGTACCTCTCGTTGATGCCGAGCGCTTCGGCGGAGAACTTGAGCGGGTCAGGGTCGATTCCCGATTTCAGACACTCGTACAGGTATTTGAGGATCGTGTACATGATGACGTGCATATCGTCTCTGGCCACGTTGGAACCTCCCGTCTCTATGGGGTGATTTGATTATGGCACAGTCTCGTAACTCATGGGGCAGCAACAACCCCGCGCGCCGCAAGGGATACCGCACCCTGCGCTACTGGGCGGACGAGCACGACGGCAGGGGCTACGTGCGCCACACGATGACCATCAAGGGCACCAAGCGCGACGGGGACGCCAAGCTCGCCGAGCTGCGCGTGAAGCACGGTGCGGATGCTCCGATGCCGACGGTCGGACAGGCTTACGAGCTGTGGTACCTCCCGGACTGCCACGCCAGGCTGGAGGTGTACGAGCGCACGGGCAAGCCGGGCAAGCGCGGCGAGACCTTGAAGCCGTCCAGCATGCGGCAGATCGAGAGCGCGTGGAGGGCTCACGTCGCTCCGCGATGGGCATCCGTCTCGATCGGGGACGTGCGGTACACGGACGTGCAGCAGTGGCTTGATTCGAAGACCGAGCAGACAGCGCAGCGCTGCATCTCGATTCTCAAATCGACGCTCAACTTCTGTATGCTCAACGAGGTCATAGACAAGAACGTGGCGGCATATGACTACCGCATGCCCACCGCCTGTAAGTCCCACGGCGATGGCACGTTCACGCTCGGGCAGCTGTCAAACATCTGGCGCGAGCTCTACGGGAGCTACGCGGAAGCGGCGTTCATTCTCATGGCGTTCGACGGCGCACGCACCGGCGAAGCGCTCGCCCCGCTGCTGTCAGAGGTCGAAGAGGTGGAGGTGGAGGGCTACCGCATGGCTTCCGTCCCCTTTATGCGGCAGGTGGATGACGGCGGCGCCGTGTCGCTCGACCAAGACCTCAAGAACGTATGGTCTCCGCGCTCGTCAGTGCTGCCGCAGCCGTTCGCCGACCGCATATTGCAAATCAAGGCGGAGCGCGAATCTGAGGGCTGCACTTACTTGTCCGATGACGGCACCGGTTCCCCGCTCCCACAGCGCATCGAGCGCCGCGAGTACTACGCCGCGCTCGGCCGCGCCGGTATCCCCCGCCAGCAGATGAGGGCGCTTCGCCGCTCGTGGAGGTCTTGGGTCTCCACGCGGGGAATCAGCCCCGAGATCCTTGAGAAGATGATGGGGCACGTGGGACTTGGGACGACTGGACGGCATTATTTGAAAATGGATAAGGAGCTTTTGGCAAAAGAAGTCCACCGCGCCTTCGCGGCGAATCCGGTGGAGTTGGAATGGTCTCCCGTTGGGATAAATTGGGATACAGACGCTTTATGCAAGCCTTCTACCTGCGGAAATGCAAAATAG